CTCAACAACACTTGATTCAATTACAAGGGATGACGATTCTATGGCCAATTACTCATCAGAAAAAGGATATTCTGCTGGCCGAGTGGTTGACTCTGATGGACGGATGGTTGGAATGCATGTTTCTGGCAACACATCATCACCAGATTCGATTTCATACTTCATACAGCTTAAGCGTATATTGGAGCTGACAAAGCAACTTAAGTCGGTTCCAAAAAACGTCAAGATGGCCACTGGCTCTTTTCAGCAGACCCCGGCGGTTTCCACAGAAGTCAAATATCCAAACTCTTCCGCCAACCGCAACCTTACCCTAGTCTCATCGGAGCTAAGTGGCCATATCTTGGAAGAGTCAGATCTTTCAAGCAAACCAGACGTCTCAGAGCCGATGAACCAACAATCTCAGCCTTTATTGTTGCGCAGGGAGCAGGGGGAACAATTGACCGTCAATCAACGCACTCAGCCATCCGAACAAAACGAACACCAGAAGTCTCCCAGTACTACCGAACAAGAATCGAGAGAGGAAGAAATTCAATTCAACCAACGCCGCCAAAAGATAGCGGCTCTTCGCAAGAGGCTGTGGATTTAGTTCCACAGAACCTCACGTTGAACCGCACACATCTTTACCAACGACCAAGTCAGGAAGCTATCTACAAAAGTGTTGCAAAATTTCAGCTTGGCATGCGCCATGTTGATCTTGATTACGAACATTATGTGGAAGAAGCATTATCGTTAGTTGAACAATGTATGCTTAGGTCGTGTGGTAATTCACGTGTCCAAGGACACATTGAAGCAAAACAACATCTCAATTATGCAAAGAGTTCAGGTTATCCGTGGACACAAATCCACGACGAGAAAGGCATCAGCCTTAACTTGAAAAGTCAACTTTACAACTACAGCCAATTTGACAAAATGGCAACCAAAGTCTGGGAAGACGATCTCCCAGCAGGGCATTTTACGCCCATTTGTAGTGTGAATGGAAAAACAGAGATGTATTCGTCCGAAAAGGTTTTGAAAGATGAGTGCCGAACAACGTATGCTATGGATGGCATGACAATCTACATCCAGCAGCGTTTATTTGGAGACCAGAATGGAAAGTTGAAGGATTCAACTTATGATGAGACATACTCAGCCATTGGTGACAACCCCTTTGGCTTTGGTACTCTCAACCGTGCGAATTACATATCATTTGGAAAAGCAACGACAGTAGGTTCTTCACTTGATATAAAGAAAATGGAATCACAACACCGTGCATGGTTCCAGATGAGACTAGCCCGTATGCGATTTCGTTGTCTTAGTCCTGATGAACAAACACCTCAGAATTGGAGTCGTGTTTATCATTTGTACACTGGTATTTCCCAATGCCCTTTCATTATGCCCGATGGCAATTCTTTTTTGAAAGGGGCAAATGGTGAAGGTGGCAATCCTTCAGGCCAATTGTGTACTTCTTCAGACAACCATTGGTATGCAACCTTTTGTCTTTTCCTTGGATGTGTGGTCAAATTCAAACACCCATCTCTTATGGAAATACTACACAATTTGCATGCCACAATTTGCGGCGATGATATCAATGCCACTTTGTCAGAATTATGGGCGAAATTGTGGCCAAATTTTGCCTTTGATTTAGCTGAGATTTGTTATGACATTTGTGGGACAATTCTTGAGTCAGCCAATTTCAATTTGATCCCATGGTTTGAACTTGAATTTTGTTCAATGAGATTCCATTTCATGAAGCATCCAATCAAGCATATAACATTTGCTATGGATCATGATCGTGTTTTGTGCAGTCTTTTACAAGGAGGAACTACACGAGACCCACCTCAAACACTTACTAGAATCTCGAACATCCGTGTTGCAACATGGGGTGATGAGAAAACAAGGAAAATTGTTGATGACATGTGGTCATATTTCTACAATACACACAATCCCGTTTATAAGGATGATCCTAATTGGGAACTCGCTAAGAGATGCTATCTCTCAGATGACGATCTGCTTGAACTGTTCTACACTGATCAAGTTCAGAAGCGAGGAAACGTAGTTGAAACCCATTCACTACATTATTATGATTGTGTATCTATCATGCCGAAAGATGACCGAACAATTGTTGACCGAATCGCAAACTTCGATTTCGGATTCAAACGAAATTCTTATTCTGACAAGGTCGGAGACATTACTGAACATATCCCAGGAATTGGCAAAGCAGACAAAGCTCTCCAATCAGTTGTTTCAATTCTCACTGGAACATCAGCAAAGCTCAATGATTTTATCAAACCAGGAGTCCGACTTGTGGATGAGTTCCTTGAAAAACGTGGATACAATGAACCGCAACGAAATATCACGTGGAAAGAGTTCTTTGAGGATCCCCTTATCAAGCTCAAATTCTGGAAGCGTTATAAGAAAGAGCAAAACCAAACAACCACTCACCAAACAGCACCGCCGCAACATGAGGAGGTTAAGACGCCAAAACCGCAAACGACGACTGGCCCACAGCAAAGCGTGGCTTTTGGCTCAGGATCTTCTCCACCAATCGAACCACTTCGACGAGTCGGAAATGGAGTTTCCCATGTTGACCCAGCAATTGTTGAATCTATCCCCAAGAATGTTCAGGCAAATGCTGCTGAGCAATATGTTGTTGAGGAAAATCCCGGGCCCGGAGGTCGTAGGAAATCAACTAAAGGCAAGCGTCCAACCAAACGCAAATCAGGCAAACGTCGTAAATCAACAAAAGGAAAACGAAAATTGGTTCGACGAGGTCCTGGTGTGAGGATGTCTCGTAAACGAATTGGTTTACTTGGTTCTGGATCACAAGGAATGTCACGTCCAAGGCCCTATTATCGTCAGACTCGTACGAAGGATAAGAATGGCAAGGGTTCTATAACCATTGAGGCCAAGGATTATTACCAGACTTTGACATTGTCTACTAGTGCAACAGCAGGCAACAAGATCTTCACTGTTGCTTTACACCCAGATTCTTTCGGTGTCAACACTCGTCTCTCTAAATTGGCGCAGAATTTTGAGCGTTACCGCTTCCACAAGTGTAATTTCCATTACAACACTGATGCGCCAACAACAGTCACTGGCCAAGTCGGTGCTTTCTATGAACCGGATGTTAGTGATGCAAGCCCGATTTTCACAGATACGGGTGATGCTGCCAAGCGACGTCTTGCTGGTCATTCTGGTCGTGTTACGCCTGTTCGTGAAAGCGCAATTTTTCCAATGCTCAACAACGCCATTCACAAAGATCCATGGTACACCTCATCTTCATCTGCGCAAAGCATTGACAGGTATCAGGGTGCAATGATATTTGAGTATATGACAACACCCTCTGTCGCGTCGCAATTCGAGATTTGGATTGAGTATTCAGTCACACTCTCAGTCCCTAATCTTGACGAAGTTGCTGGCAATGATTCCAATGGTGTTGGATCGCAGGCCCGTTTCATATCAACTGGAACAGAGACGAAACTAAATCCAATGGGCATTAATGATGCATTGAACTTTGCGTATGGAACACCAAGAGGTTATTTCGTTGGCACATTGGCGGGTGATTCCTATATCGGCCAATTTGCACTCAACGGTGTTCCTTGCCCCAGTGCTCTTGAAGTTGCAATTACAATGTCCCAGGGTTCAGGAACAGCTCCTGTTGTTACTTTCAACCAATCGTCAAATATTGGAGCCATTGGTCACAATTTCACTACTCAGGGCACTGCTGTGACACAATTCACACAAACCTTCAAGATGTATAACGTTTCAGCCACAACTGTCGCTTCACCTGTTTTTACTTTAGGTGATGTGTCAAGCCAAACTAACTATGTGTCGTATATCAATGATGCTGGTGCTCCAGTGAATGTGGTTGATACCGTTAGTACCCCATCGAAATGTTACTGGTATGTGCGCTTCCATTCAGATACTATTCCAACTCAAACGCAAATGGTCATCACATCCCTGTCAGGAACAAATCCGACCGCATATAGGAATTTGAAATTGATAACTCTTGGAAATGTCCATGAACGCTTCGCCGTCGAAGCTTTTGAAGCTGACCCGACCCTTGATTTTGACAAGCTCTTGCAGTGGCACTCACGTTATGGTGCTACAGAGATGTCAGCAAAGAATCTCCTCAAGGCCAAACATTTTGAGTTCAGAAAGACTCTCAAACGCGAGAGAGCTAAATTTGATACCGATTCTGACTCAGATGATGATCACCAATTGCCATCAACGCCGATTTGTGAGATGAAAGAGTCTAAAGATCAAGATTCAGACCTCGATCACTTCGAGCGTATATCTGGCTGTGAAATTACTAATAGTAGACAACTCACACAACCAGATTTGTGCCATCTCAACAAGGCAGTGAACCAAATCCGATTACCGTTACCCAAATAGTTGTAGATTATTGTTTTTGTGTATATTTGTATATAACACATTCTATGTCAAAACGATGCCGAAAGGCTCATCGAAAACC